GAGATCCCTGGCGATCGCGTCTACGACTGTTCTGACGTTCGGCTGGCGTGCATAGAGAGCCCCGTACGTCGTCCCCGACCCATACAGTCTCAACAGGTTCTGTATGGGAGCCGGAAACTCGGTGATCCTCAGCCCGTCAGGGGTGAGTCGCGCAGACTTTCTACGGAAGGGGTTTCTCACAGATCAGGCCGCCTCTACGTTATCGACGAACTGCGTGCAGTGTCCGTGAGGGGCGACACGGCATCCACCCGTCACGTGATGCCTACGTATGTGGCCGCAGCCTTCGCGGCCGCACATCTCTTGAACGTCATCATAGCCTCCGCTCACGCCGGCTCCTGCCGCGATCGCATCTCCACGAGCCTCCCAACTCAGACAAGCTGCCGAGGCAGCGTCGATCTTAGCCGGAGAGGCTGGCGATTCCTTGGATAGGATGTGCATGATCCGCCCATCCTCGTCATACACAGTCGTCTCTTTGCGTCGTGCGTTCCTGATGTGCTGCGTGAAGGTCTCGTCGCCGGAGTGTGTAACGTCTCCGGTGATCACGGCAGACACGAAGCTTCTGATCATGTAAGCGGTCGGCTTCGGGCGAGTCATCAACCACTCGACGACCTTCTTACCGCCCCAGCGCCCCTGCCACTTCTCCATGAGCGCGCCGATGTTCGCGACCTGAGATCCGGGGTCTACGTACACTCGCCATACGTTGAAGCGATTGAACGCGTCGATCATGACGCCGTCGACCTCTTCGAGGGGATGTTCGTAGTCTTCGGGGGCGTTCGCCGGTCTCTCCCAGATTCCTAGCGGCCACTGGTATCCAGTGGTGATGTCTGTGGCGATGATCGCGATGGCGTCTCGGTACCTCGCTCCGTCGATGCCGATCGTGACCATGGAGGCGTCGGGTATGATCGTGCCGGGCCGGGCCTGCTCTCTCCACCTCTTGATGTCGAAGGCTCGGTCCTCACCTGCGACGATGCGGTTCATGAAGAAGCGCTCGGCCTGCGCGTACTCTCCGCGCTCGATGAGGTTGTCGATCTCGCTGGAGATCCGCTCGGTGTCGACCCAGGGGGCTCCATCATAGACTTGACGAAGCACCTTCATCCGCTCGCGCATGTTTCGCACTGATCCGGGCCCACCGTGAAGCATCAGCTTGTAGACCCCGGTCTCACGCTCCCATGTTATCTGAGCCACCGAGTCTTGCGCGGGATCCCAGGCGTTGCCGGTCTCCATGAAGCGTCCACCGGTACCGGCCAGGTTGCGCCGTTGGGTGTCTGCGAGTTTTCGTCCGCCGTTACGCTTGTCCCAGTCGTGGGCCTCATCCTGTGCGGTGAAGGTGATCCTCTGACCGAGGCGGCTACGAGCGGAGGCGGTGACCGGCTCGATGCGTCCGCCGGCTGGAAGGTTGATGCGGGTCTCACCCGTGTCAGGGATCTCATGGGAGAGGTTGCCTAGCTGAATCATCGGAATGAGAGCCCGCCAGATGTTAGCAGTCTGGTCCTCGCTGATGGCCGTGACCTGTATCCAGGGTGTGGGCCATGGGCGTCCTACTGGTTGTCCGTCGGCATCCCAGCCATCGAACAACGGGTCTCCATACGCCTCGAACAAGATCACCGCTGCGCTGAGCGGACCCTTGCCGGCCTTCTGCGGGGCGACCAGTTGGCCCCCGCGATCGTACTTCAACGCTCGGGAGGGCTTCTCTATGTTTCGTACTGCGTTCGGCTTCAGCTCATAGAACCCTAGCAGGAACTTTCCCTGGTAGGTTAGCGAGCCGTCGGTGTTGGTCAGTCGGAAGGGTTGCCCTTCGAAGATGCCGTCGGGTACCACGCAGTTAGACTCGATCCAGTCTATGGCAGCCCAGCCGAGCGTGGGAACTTCGCCTTCAACCCGCGGTTTCCAGGTCAGGGCTTCTCCTCAGTCGGCACATAGGCGCGAACGCGCCCGTTCGACGGATTCTCGTTCACCACAGTCTCGGCCTCGTCAGGGAACGAGTCCGTCTCCCACCTGAGGTCTCGCATCGCGCGCGGACTCAACCCGATCTTGGAGTCTAGCTGGCGCACCTCGGCGAGCAGCTTGAAGTCAGTAGGGCGCTCCGCGGCCGCGATGAACGTCCGGACGTACAGCCCGACGATGTCCTCGCAGCGCATGCGCTCCCACTCTAGGGCCTGCGGAAGCCTCCAGATCCGATTCCACATCATGGTCTCTAGATCTTGGATGCGGTCGTCCGGGTGTCCGGGAAGAGGCCAGACAGGAGCAGAACCTGAGCGTCCTTCGTGCGGTAGCAGCTTGAACCCCGGCTCGATGTTCTTTCGCCGGCGTTGTGCTGCTGGCTTAGGTTGTGGACCTGACACTGGGGTCTCCTCCGCGAGTCTTGATGTTGTGATGATGGCGACAGAGACCTTGGACGTTGTCCTGGTCGAAGGGGTCTCCTCCCTGGCGCAGGGGAACGATGTGGTCGACGTCCTGCGTTGGGTTGTAGCAACCCGGAATGGCGCACACGGGCTGCTGGAATCTTACTCGCCGACGAAGAGCTTTCCAGCGGCGGTCTGAATACACCCAGACCTGTCCCGCGTCTCTATTGTCAGCGGCGTGCTTAGCGCATCTGTACTCTGTGGTGAGCTCTGAACAGCCGTGCTCAGCACAGACCTTCAGCTTCTGCTGCGGCACGGGCAGTCGCCCCCGCACTCGCAGGGATCAGGGTCAGGCCCGCACATCTGCGCGCCCCAGACTCCTGGCAATGATCTTTCGTTGCTGCATGTCCCGTCCTGCCATACGGCGAGCGACTCTGCGACGAGCCGCACGGTTCATGGGAGGGAGGGGCTCGGCCGTGGGGACGGTCTCCTTCACGGTCTGAGGATCATTCGGAACTGCCATCAGTACCACCTTCTGCTCCCTTTCTGATTCGGACGACCGAGCTTCCACGAGCCTCGTAGATGATCGTGTCCAGGTCGTCGTCCTTCGGCGGCGGAGGAACATCCTTCTTCAAGATCTCCTCGATCTCCTCAGGCTTCTTTCCGGCCTTCTCGAGGATCTCCACCAACTCGGCGTCACTCGGCAACTCTGCTCTCCTCCTTGGTCGGCATCATGACCCGCTCGCAGCTCGCCTCGAATCCGTTCCTCATGGCATCCGAGTAGCACTTCCAGGCCTGGTCAGTGTCGTCCATCGTAAACGTGAACCTCTGCTCGTAGCCACCTAGACCGGTCAGGGGATCCCTCGGATCCTTTACCTGAACGACCAGGTAGTAAAGGATCACGGCCCGTTCCGTGAATAGAACGAGCCGGCGGGGTGAATCAAGGTCCTTCTCGCCTGTCCTCGGGCGAAGAGACCTTGTAGTATATACGGGTCCAGCTGTCGCCCGTCCCAGGTACCGACGACGGCCGGGGACTCCTCATGGAAGGCCCCCAGCTTCAGGTCCCTCATCAGTCTCTTCATCGGCTACGATTCCCCACTCTTCGAGCTCTTTGTCGATCGCATGGCGCCGCTCGTCGCTACGTGATCGCTGCCGAGCGGTCCTGGTGTCACTGTGTACCTCGGTGCCAGTCCTACGAACCGGACGCGGTATGCGGCCCTTTTCTGGCTTCATATCAGCAGAAGCACTTCGTCATCGTCGTCAGGGATCGTGTCATAGATGTAGTGACGTCCTGTGGCTAGGAGTCGGATAGATACGGTGCCTTGGTCTCGCACCAAGAAGAAGTTTCTGGGCAGCTGTGCGGCTCCGGGGAACACGAGCCCGAACGGGGTCCTCTGCTTCCCGGTGAACGAGACGTTGATCGTCACCGTGCCCTGGTCAACGATCTCGCCGCCTTCTGCTGACTTCAGCAGCAGGGTTAGCATTTACTGGACCTTAGCTGCCAGGGTGTACCTGAAAGACTGGCCTACGCCCACCGTGGTGGGTCCACTGAGCGGTACCCACAGCAAGAACAGGCCTGCGGTGCCGCTGAGGGCTGTCGTCAGGAACGCGTGCTTGATAGACCACGGGCCGCCGGTGGCGGGCCCGAAGGCCTTCTCGGTCGCCGTCGTCCTGTAGTCTCCTGAGCTGAGCGCAGGCGCGCCCCAGTCCCCTGAGGCGATCTGGATTCGCTCGTAGCCGCTGCCGGACATCTCCACGACATCGGCCATCTCGTCGGTCTCTGACGGATCGGCAGTCAGTAGGCCGAGGAACTTGTCTGGGTTCGTGCCTTCGAGGAAGTAGGAAGTCAGGATACTAAGCTCTCCCTCGTCAGCGAGGGAGTTTAGGTGCCAGCCGGTGTCGTGTGCTACCGACCCGTCAGGGTCGAGTACCTGCCCGCGTCCCATCGTCGGATGCAGGCGGCCGTCTGGCGACCAGAGCTTGGTCACGACTGGAGCTCCTCCTCGGACTCCTCGATGATCTCCACGATACGACCACCTTCGTCGCGCTTGACCGTCTTCCTCGAGCCCTCACCGACGATCTCAACGATTCTACCCTCCTCGTCGCGCTTGACCACGCTCTTCTGAAAGCGCAGGACTAGCGTGCCGGACTGAAGCTCCGGCTCGGGGGCAGGCGGGCCAGCGAGATCCTCGATCTCCTCTAGCTCTTTGATCTCAGTCTTGGGCTCCTCTACGTGGCCGGCCAGCTCGCGGATCTTCTCGACCAGCGACTTGTCGGACGCCACGAGGCGGTCAGCCTCTTCGAATACGTTTTCTGTCATCGAGGCTCCTTAGCCTTTCGAATCGGGGGAGCTCGGGCGGAGGCGGTAGGGATCGAACCCACACACGACGAATCGCATCACGGTTTTCAGGACCGATAAGCACGCCAACCTTGCGCGCCTCCAAGTGGTGGGGCCGGGCTTGTGCACAGCCCCCGGGCTTAGCGGAGGAATCACCCTCTGGCCTGTTAGACCACGCTCTACGCCCCAGGCCCCATAGCGGAAGGCCAGAGACTCGAACTCTGACGGGAGTTACCCCTTAGCCGGTTAGCGGCCGGCTTCCTCACCATTCGGATACCTTCCGTACGTCACCAGGGGCTCGAACCCTGACGTTTCGGTGTAAAAGACCGCTGATCTGCCACTCGATCTCGTGACGCGAGCCCCTGCGAGGAATCGAACCCCGATTAGCAGCTTAGAAGGCTGCAGTCCTGTCCTTTGAACGACAGGGGCAGAGAGAGAAACCTGGGCCGGGGCGCTGCAGCGGACGGCTCACCATGTCTCTCTCGGAGGCGCGGGTCGGAATCGAACCGACGTGAGGGAGGTTGCAGCTCCCCTCCTGTACCACTCGGATACCGTGCCATACGTACGGGTACTCGGAATCGAACCGAGGACCGATGGTCCCAAACCATCTGCGTTACCACTACGCCATACCCATTCGTTGCGTCCACCAGGCAGGATTCGAACCTGCCGCCTCCTGATTCGTAGTCAGGTGCTCTATCCAGCTGAGCTACTGGCGGTCAGTGTCTGCAGTAGGAGTCGAACCTACGTCTCCCGGGCTTCAACCGGGCGCTTGCAACCGAGTCAGCTTCACAGACGTGGCTGGAGGTGATGGGATCGAACCACCATAGCAGGATTCAAAGTCCTGCGTCCTACCCTTAGACGAACCTCCAAAGAGCCGGTTCCTTCGTCCGAAAGGACAGGTGGTCCGGCCTCACCCAGGTACCTCCCCCAGGATTCGAACCTGGCATCTCCAGCTTCAGAGGCTGTTGTCATACCACTAGACCAGAGAGGTAAAGCTGGGACGGGAGGGCTCGAACCTCCAACGTTCCGGGTAACAGCCGGACGGACTACCCATTGTCCTACATCCCAGTGCGCACGGGAGGAATCGAACCTCCGCCCAGCAGTTTAGGAAACTGCCGCTCTGTCCTCTGAGCTACGAGCGCGTACTCGCCCCAGGAGTCGAACCTGGTGATCGCGGGCTTATAAGACCCGTGCCTTGACCGTCTGGCTCGGCGAGCCTGGTCGCGGGTACGGGAATCGAACCCGCGTCATCGGGATTATGAGCCCCGCTGTGGAACCAGCACCACTACCCGCAGTGCGTACCCCTCCCCGGACTCGAACCGGGAACTTTTCCCTTTTGAGGAGAATGCCTCTACCGTTGGGCTAGAGGGGTGTGGTGGGTCCTCACGGATTCGAACCGTGACTTGGAGGGTAAGAACCAACTGTGCTATCCGTTGACACTAAAGACCCGTGGACAACCGGGGAGTCGAACCCCGACTTCCTGCTTGCAAAACAGGAGTGCTACCATTATCACTAGTCGCCCAGGAGCTCGAACTTCCCGGTCGCGAACCGTAGGTGTCGAGCAAACCCTAGTTGGAGTGGTAGGATTTGAACCTACGGTGACTACCTTATCAGGGTAGCGCGTTTACCACTTCGCCACACTCCATAGTGGTAGGTGCCTGAGAGACGGTGAGTGTGCCTCGCGGCCTCACCTTCACGCTTCTAGTCGGCATCTCCCTCGCTGTTTACCCTACCGAGCCACACCTCGGAGTCGAACCGAGAGCCTTCCGATTACGAAACGGACGCTCTACCGTTAGAGCTAGAGTGGCGAGCCGATAGCTGGGATCGAACCAGCTGCCTCCGCTGTACAAGAGCGGCGCCCTACCTTCAGGGCCTTACCGGCGTGAGCGCAGGGCAGGTCATCAGTGGCCAGCCTCGCTGCCCCTTGCGTAGCTCCCCAGGGATTCGAACCCTGACTTTCCTGCTTCTAAGGCAGGTGCCTTTACCAGTTTGGCCAGAGAGCCTCGTGGCGCAGTTGCAGGCCTTGTGAGCCCGTACTTACGCCCGGTGCGGAGTGCGGGAATCGAACCCGCTGTATCAACTTGGCAAGCTGATGTGTTGCCAGTACACCAACCCCGCGTGGGTGCCGTAGGGATCGAACCTACCATGTCTACGACGTCTGGTTTACAGCCAGGTGGGACACCGTTGTCCCGTGACACCCTCAGCACCCCCGCCAGGAATC